AGGCTTGTTCGTGAGGCTGTTGATCGCAAGAAAGGCCCGCCATAGAACCCACTCGAAATAGGCCGGAGCTTCGCTTTGGGGGACACTGATTTCTTCTCCGCCTGCGACAAGTATTTTCTTCCGGCTGCGGGAGCTGATGAGGCCCATGTATGCGGCGATCTCCTCCCACTTGCTCGCCTGGCGATCCGCAAATTCCTCCTCGTTACGCTCGGACAGCAGCTCCTCGGCCTGGTGCCGAAGGATTGCAATGTCCGCCGGCGTTGCAAGCGGCCGCTGGCCGACAGCAAACGCAATTCCGCGCCGCCGCAATTGGTCGATGAGGTCATAAAGGACGATGACCGCCTCGTCCCTGTTGTCGGTGGGAAGGCTCGCACCATTCGCAAGCGTGGCAAAGTATGCCTGGTCCGAAGCGGGGACAGTGGCATCAGCTACAAAGCGCTCTATGAGGACGTGCTTTTCAGGCACCAGAGTTATCCCGCGCCCTTTGCTCTGCACAAGGCCGGTGGCCTTCACATAGCGAAAGTTGGTGTCGGCGTAGTCATTGAACGTGGCAGCTACGTATTGATGAAGCGCAGCGGCGGCGTCACGTTCTTGATTGTCGAATGCTCGCTTGTTTTGCGCCTGGTCGCGCCGCTGGCGTATATCGAGAACGCGCCTCGCAACTTCGGCAACTCCATCGTCATTGCTGCTGAGCTGGACGACAAGGGCCATTTCGATGAAATTCAATCGGCTATCGCCGTTGCCTCTCTCCAACTCCAACATGACGGCAAGGGTGTGGCGGAGCGGCGAGAACCTTGCGAAAGGATACGCTTCAAGCGGTGACGGAATGTAGTACGCGGCCAGGGCGCGAAGAAAACACTCCTGCATTGCAGGTACGCTCTCGGCGCGGATCAACCGCCAGCCATTCGGCGTAATGGTATCCACCGGGCCAACGTCGCCCTGGGCAACGCCGGAGTTGGCCGGAATCTCAGGGTACAGAAACCCGAGCTTGTTAAGCGCGGAACGCCACTTCCGGCCCACGCTGTAGCTGACATCGTCTCCAAGCTCGACAATGCCATGCTCGCCTAAAAGATTTCGTAGCGCTATCTCCTGGTCACGTCCCCGGAGGTTTCCTTGAATAGAAGACGTAGACAACGCAACAAGCCCTTCCCGCAAACGGAAGGGGCTGCGCACGGTCGTGTTTCCTAGATACCAGGGACGCATGAGCTAAAACCCTACAAAAAGAAATTCTTGCACGTCGTTGTTGTTATTCCCGACCTTGTGGCCCTGGTTGCCGAAAGAGTATTTGTAATTCACCGGCACGACTTCGACGTGAGCCTTATACCTGGCCAAGAGTGTCAGCATCTCATCTTGCGTCGGCTGACTGTTTGAGGAATAGGAAACAACAAGGACGCTGTCACGAAAACGCTTAAAGAGGCGGTCGAATGCGTCCGCAGCTCCTTTCCTGGAAGAGAAGGGCGTCGGGTACGATTTGAATTTTTTCGTTGTGGTGTGCTCTTGGATTTCGACACCCTCCCAGTCGCGTGCTAACCCTTCAAGGAAGTGGTAGCGCCTAACGTATTCATTGTCTGAATACGGAGAAAAATACGGCGGGTCGATATAAACGAGGCCGCTCTCGCGAGGCCGGAGTGTCATAGCGTCGCCGTGCCGAGATTGGTTTTTCTGGCCGTTGTTAAACACCGCGCCGTTGATGAGGTTCACAGCCTCAAGGAACTGATCGCGGAATGACATGAGCAGGTCTTTACGGCCATCGTCGTAGCGGTGACCAACGTATGTGAAGATTCCGCGTGGTCGTTTCTTGAGGCAAGCCCGCATGAGTGCAGACATTGCAATTGCTCGTTTCTCTGGATTTCTGAGCAACTTGATATTCGCTCGGAGAACGTCAATCAAACGGTTGTCATCATCTGTGAAATAGAGCCCCTTGAATTTCGTTTGTACGAAGCGATCCACGCGCCCGTGTGGTTGTAGCAGCGCCTCGGCTTCCTCTTGGGAAAGGACCACGCTGTTGTTCTCGATCATGGCCTTTCCGAATACGGCTGACATGGCCATGTAGTCATTAGACACAACCGCTTTGCCGTGAGCCTTGAGCATGTAGCCCACAACACCGGAGCCGGAAAACAGGTCAATCGCGGTCTCAAAATTGAACTGCGAAGCAACGGCCCATATTTCGGAAAGTAGCTTGTTTTTCGATCCCATGTACCGCGTCGGCGGGTATTGTAAAACCTGCCGTGGGAGTGCCGCTGGCACTATCCGTAAATCAAAGCGCTGCTTCGGCGGGATGGTAACGATGGCATCTTCTCCCGTGCGTCTGCTACCTTGGCACGATATATAGCGTTTTGTTTGAACGACTTGAATGGTGTACTTCGCATATTTCTCATAGACCAGCGGGTGATTTGAGTTCGTGAGGACCGTGTAGCAGCCCAGTTCGTGCAAACGCTCGATCTCTGCCGCCAGTTCGACGTGATCTTCCTCGTAAAACTGCTCTTTGGTGTAGCGTTTGAAATCGGCGTACTCGGAAATTGGCAGGTATGGAGGATCGAGAAACACAAAATCGCCAGGGCGGGCGTGTTTTTGAAGCACACTTTTGTAATCGCCACACTCAATGATGGAGCCGCGCAACAGATAGGACGCGGCTTCGAGCGCCCTCGCGTCGAGAATCTTAGGGTTCTTATAACGGCCAAAGGGTACGTTGAATTGCCCGCGCCGGTTGACTCGATACAACCCATTGAAACAGGTGTGGTTTAAGAAAACGGTGCGGGCGGCTGCCTCGGTCGGCGCGAGGGCTGTCCAGTCCTGGGCGCGAACTCGGTAGAAAGCGCTCTCAGTGTTCTTATATTGAGCCAGGTGCGCGATGACTCCATGAACGTCATCGGCCAAAGTCCTGTACAGGTTAATCAGCTCAGGATTGCTGTCCGCAATTACACCGTCAGATGGTTGCACGGAAAAAAACAGCGCACCCCCGCCTAAAAATGGCTCGATGAATCGGCCATATTTCTTCGGCATCTTCGCGGTGATTTCAGAAAGAAGCTGCGTCTTCCCGCCAGCCCATTTGAGGGGCGGTCGGGCATATTCTCGCAGACGTTCAAAAGGGTGTAACTGTAAGCTCTCCGGTTCTTTGGAAGCGGCTGCCTTCATCATTTGTACCTCTCTCGCCGTTAGGCAGCTTCTCAATTATCGTTCACGTGTACCGGACAATTCACAGTCCTCACGCAACAGGTTCAACTCTAGGGAGATGGGTATTTTTCCCTCCGCCGCAAACTTGGTGTAGGCGCTCGTACTCAGGAGAAGAAGGGCATCGTACCCCTTTGCCAGCGCCGCCTTTTTCAGCTTTGCATCGAGGTTCCATCGCCACTCAAGCAACTTCGGGTGATCGTCTCCCGGATACGGCACAGGAGCACCAAGCAATTCGGTCTCAATGGTGGGTTCATCGCCGATGAGTGGATTTTTAACGCTGACATGAATGGGCGTGTCGAGGGGCCGTCCCCAAAACTCGGCCTCGGCAAAAGTCGAAGCAAGGAACTTGCCGCGCCGCTGGTACGCCTTCGGATCGGCAGGGGGAACGTGCCACCAATCTTTACGGTGGACCCGCGCCAATAATTTTTGCGTGGCCGTCTTTTCCACAGGTCTCAATGTGCTCATGGCATGGCCCGGTAGATGGTGGCTTTGCTGACGCGGAGAATAGCGGCAACGGATTTCGGCGCTTCACCTTCGCTAATCAGCTTACGTGCATGGCCGATCTGTTCGCGGGATAGTTTGGGCTTACGTCCGAATTTTACTCCCCGGTGCTGCGCCGCCTTCACCCCGGCTCGTGTCCGTTCACTGATTAGGCTGCGCTCCAGCTCGGCCAGTACGCCGATCATCTGCCACATGGCACGGCCTGTCGGCGTCTCGGTGTCGATCTGCTCTGTAACGGACCGGAATTTGACGCCGCGCTCCCGAAGGTCGTCAAGCATGGCTATCAGGTCGCGCAAGCTGCGGCCCAGGCGGTCGAGCTTCCAGACAATGAGCGTGTCGCCGTCCTTCAAGGTCTTGAGGCAGCGGAGGAGGCCGGGGCGGTTCGTCGTGGCTCCCGATATGCCCTCATCCTTGAAAATGGTTTTGGTTCTGCATCCGGCCCGCGTCAAGGCCGCAAGCTGCAAGGCCGTGCTCTGGTCGTCGGTCGATACGCGGGCGTAGCCGTATTTCATTCACTCATTTTGCAACAGACATTTGAGACGCGCAAGCTGTTGATTTTACGAAACCTGCGAATTGTCTCAAAAGTTACCCTTTGTGACACGCTAGAGGCCCAAGCCAATATCCAAGCTCTGCTCCTGCTGCGGCGCAATCTCCCGCTGCGGCGCGACTGCCTGCTCCTGCTTCTGTTCTGGCTTCAACTCCGGCGCATGGGCGCTGCTGTGCGATACGTCATGCCCGAGCGCGGCTCCCAGCTTCTCGCGGTCGTTGGTGAAGATTTGCGCGTCGTATGCGCCGCGCGAAACGGCAACGTAGGCCATGCGGTTATTAAGCAGGTCTTTTGCTCCCAGCTCCGTATCTGCGTGGATCAGCACACGGTCGGCGGTCTGCCCCTGGCTGGAATGACTCGTCACGGCGTAGCCGTGGTCAAGGTGCGGATTCTTCACCGAATCCAGTTCTACTTCTCGGCCTCCGTCCATCTTCAAACTCATGCGCCCATCCTGGCCGATGCCCTCGACGGTTCCCAGCTCGCGGTTGGCCAGCTTCAAGTCTGGATACGGCGCGGTGAGCTGCACACGGTCTCCCACGGAGAAAGCCCGCTCCTGCTCGCGGTAGACGGAAACTCCCTGCTGGCGCCGTGGATCGTAGCTCACTTCCTCGCCGCTCTTGCGCTCAACGGTGAGCCGGTTATTGGGCGCATCGACGCTTTTAACCCGCGCGTACTCGCCTTTGCCGATGCCGGTTTCTTTGGAGCCGCGCGAGTAGCGCAGCACGTCGCCGGGGTTGTACCGAGCGGCCCAGATGCGATCCGCGCCGGTTAGGTCCTGGCGCGGTACAAGCACCTGGGCGCGGTGTTCCTCCCTGCCGACAACGCCTTTTGCCTGTAGCTCGGCGTGGATGGCCTGGTTGATCTCCGCGCGGGAGCGGTTGTCGGGCGAGACGACCAGCGTGTTATCGGGCGACTTGGCATACTCCCTGGCAATGGCCGCGATGCGGTCTTCGTGACCTGGCACCTCATGGATGCGGCCCTGCCGCTCCAATCCGGCGATAGCCTCGCCCACCTGGCCACGCGCAAGCTGCTCGACGGTCTGTTTCAGCTCCGGATCGCGCTGGCGGACAATCTCCTCCAGCTTCACCGTCTTCATGCCCGCGTCCTGGAGCTGGGCAAAGATGCGGCCCGCCT